ACTTGTTTACAACAGGTTCTGCAACTCGCCCTACTGCTTGGTATGTGGGGTTGTTTACTGCCGCACCTAGTGATACTGGTGGCGGTACAGAAGTGTCTGGTAGTGCTTATGCCCGTGTAGTTACAGGAACTATCTCTGGTAGCGGTACTGCAACAACATTTACTAATGCCGCTGCAATTGAGTTTGCTGCCGCATCTGGTGGTAATTGGGGAACAATTGGTTGGGCTGGTATTTTTGATGCTTCAACTGGTGGGACTTTGCTTGCTTGGGCGCCATTGACTACTTCTAAAGCAATTAATGACGGAGACATCTTCCGCATTCCTGCTTCTAGCTTGTCTATAACATTGGCATAAGATGGCTGCTTACGGGCGTGGCGACTATAGCGGAGGAAGGTACTCCTACGGAGCGTACCTAGGTTCGCTTGCAATAGTTGATGCGTCTACAGTAGCGGTTACTGGTCAAAAGATAAAAGATGATCAGTTTGAGATATTCTCAACTAGCACAGTATCTGTTAGCGCAAAGAAGGTAGCTACTACTACTATAGATATAGCAAGTAGCTCTGTATTGACAGTAGCAGGTGGCATATCTGCCGTTGGTAATGTTGTTATTGTTGGAACAAGTCTTTTAGACATTCAATACAATCGTAAACAGCCTGGTCAAGTAATATTTATTGGATCTTCTAGCCTTGTAATAAATGCTAGAAAAAAATGGGAAACAGAAACAGATGTGTCAGAAACATGGACTGTTATTGAAGATACATCTGAAACTTGGACTAATGTCTCTTAGGGGTAAATAATGGCAGATACAACAACCACAAACCTAGCTTTAACAAAGCCAGAAGTTGGCGCTTCAACTGACACATGGGGTACAAAGATCAATACTGATCTGGACACTATTGATGCGTTGTTTGACACTGGTCCATTACTCAAAGTAACAAAAGGCGGTACTGGTGTTGGAACTAGTACAGGATCTGGAAATAATGTGTTGTCAACTTCGCCAACACTTGTTACACCAATTCTTGGTACGCCTACAAGTGCTACTCTAACCAATGCTACTGGGCTTCCAATTAGCACTGGTGTATCTGGTTTGGGTACTGGAGTAGCAACATTTTTAGCGACTCCTACTTCAGCAAATTTAATTTCTGCTGTAACAGATGAAACAGGAACAGGTGCTTTGGTTTTTGCTACCTCACCTACATTTGTCACTCCTATTTTAGGAACTCCAACTTCTGGTACGTTAACCAATGCTACAGGTTTGCCTATAAGCACAGGTGTTTCGGGTCTGGGAACTGGTGTAGCTACTTTCTTAGGAACACCAACAAGTGCTAATTTGATTTCTGTTGTATCAGATGAAACAGGATCAGGTGTTTTGGTGTTTAACAACACCCCATCATTAACCAATCCAACTGTTACCAATTACGTTGAAACTCCGTATACCGCAAACTCAAGCACAGCCATTACGCTTGCTTTGACAAACGGAACAGTACAGATCATTACGTTGACAGGCAATGCAACTATTACCATGCCAACGGCAACATCGGGTAAATCGTTTATTTTGTTGTTGAAGCAAGATGCAACGGGTTCACGCACAGTTACTTGGTCAACAGTAAAGTGGCCTGGTGGGACTGCACCAACCATTACTAGTACCGCATCTAAGCAAGATATTTTTAGTTTCTTTGCTGATGGCACAAATTGGTATGGCGTGACTGTATCTCAGAACTACACACCATAAGGACTGACAATGTTTGCAGCAAGTAAAACAGCAGCCGCTTCTACTGGTGGCGTTAACTACATTGAAGATGTGTTTAGCACATACCTTTACACAGGTACAGGTGCAAATCAAACAATTACTAATAACATTGATTTATCTACAAAAGGTGGTTTAGTTTGGATTAAAGATAGAACTGCCTCTAATTCAAATGTTTTGTTTGACACTGTTCGAGGTGCTAACAAAAGACTAATTTCCAACTTAACAAATGCCGAAAGTACAGAAACAACCGCTGTAACAGCTTTTAATAATAATGGCTTTTCAATTGGTTCTAGTGCTGTTTTAAACACTTCATCAAACAACCTAGTTTCATGGACATTTAGAGAGCAAGCAAAATTTTTTGATATTGTGACCTACAGTGGGACGGGCGTTGCTGGTAGAACTGTTGCCCATAGTCTTGGTTCTGTACCTGCTTGCATGATTGTTAAAAGAACTGATGCGGCAGGTGGTTGGTATGTTTATCACACATCAATAGGCGCAACTAAGAATTTACAACTTTCTTCAACTGGGGCGGCTCTCACTAGAACTCAAATTTGGAACGATACAGCACCAACATCAACTGTATTTTCATTAGGAACTGACACTGACGTAAACGGTTCTGGTGGCACTTATGTGGCGTATTTGTTTGCAAGCAACGCAGGAGGCTTTGGCCTAACTGGTGCAGACAATGTGATTTCGTGTGGGTCTTATACAAACGATGCAAGCGGAAACGCTGATATAACTCTTGGATACGAGCCTCAATGGTTACTTATCAAGCGAACTGATGCAGGTGGATATGATTGGTTTGTTGTTGATACTATGCGAGGATGGGTAAACGCAACTGGCAACAATGATTACACACTTTCTACAAACACAAGTGCCGCTGAAGCGCTTGATGGAATAGGAAATCCTGTTGCTAATGGTTTTCAAATTCGAGGGATGACTCCATCAGCAACCTACATCTACATAGCCATTCGTAGAGGCCCGATGAAAGTGCCTACAACTGGTACTAGTGTGTTTGGTATGTCTGCTAGATCAGGTACAGGTGCAAATGCTACTGTAACAGGCGGTCAAACTGATGACGCTGTGTTGGTTAAAAATCGTGGCTCGGCAGTAGCATCTTTATTTTCTTCAAGGCTTACAGGCAAAGGCTATCTTGTAACGTCAGCCACAGATGCAGAAGTAGCCGCAGGGACAACCATACTTCAAGCAAATCCTTGGGATGTGATGGATGGTGTCAAAGTTGGTACAACGTCAACAATTACAAATGCAACTTCAAACACATATATAAATTATTTGTTTAAACGTGCGCCATCTTTTATGGATGTTGTTTGTTATACAGGGACAAGTGCAAATAGAACTGTGACGCATAACTTAGGTGTTGCGCCTGAGATGTATATCGTTAAACAACGAAGTGGTGCTGCTAATAATTGGGGCGTATACACCTTGGCTTTAGGGCCAACAAAAAATATTAATTTAGAAGGAACTGGCGCAGCTTATACAGATAATACTGTGTGGAATGCAACAAATCCTACAGCATTTGTTTTTTCTCTTGGAACAAGTGGCGAAACAAATAATTCTGGAGAGACTTATGTCGCCTATCTATTTGCAACTTGTGCAGGTGTTTCCAAAGTAGGCTCATACACAGGTAACGGAACAACACAAACAATTGACTGTGGATTAACGGCAGGGGCTAGGTTTGTTTTAATTAAAAAAACAAGCGCAGTTGGTGATTGGTATGTTTACGATACCGCCCGTGGCATGACTACATTGACAGACCCTTATTTGCTTTTAAACAGTTCAGCGGCAGAAGTGGCAACGCTTGGTTCTGTCACTACAGTAGCAACGGGCTTTGCAGTTAACTCAGCAATCTTAGCGGCAATCAATACAAATGCTGCAACATATATCTTCTTGGCTATCGCATAAGGAACAATCATGCAAATACGAATTCGTGAAACAAGCGCAGTCATGTACGAAGGTGAATTTCGTGCATTGCATCCCAACACATCTATGCCACAACAATTGAGCGAAGAATTGCTTAATAACTTTGGTGCTGATGTCGTTTTGGAAGGCCCACAAGCAAGCCCTACACGCTACCAAACTGCATTTGCTGATGGTGTAGAGCAACTTGATGGCAAATGGTACACAAAGTATTCTGTTGCTGAAATGGATGCCGATGCCATTGCTGCCAAAAATACTGAGCAAGCCAAAGCTATGCGTGAGCAACGTGGTGAAAAGCTAAAAGATTCTGATTGGACACAAGTAGCTGATGCACCTGTGGACAAAGCAGTATGGGCTACATACCGCCAAGCCTTGCGTGACATTACTGCTCAATCAGGCTTTCCTTGGTCTGTTACTTGGCCTGATGCACCATGA